ATCTTGTATTCTCATTGCGTCATCTGATATATGACCATCTTCATTTACAAATGTTCCGTTTGTATCTGCGATTGCTGTTACAGTTGTTGTTGCTGTAACCTGGTCAACTTTTGCAATTGTAGCACTAGCGCCGTTAGCTAATGTTACGGTTCTACCTATTTGAAAAGTACCACTTGCTGATTTAAATTTTAAAATTTGTAATGTTGAATCAAATGATGTTGATGTAGCAGTTATTGAAGAACTAGAACTGTCTAATGATGTTAAAGTTTGGTCTGCAACAAAAGTACCAGAAATATCTTTTAATACCATTGCACCAATAACATCTAAAGTTGGAGGAGAAGGAGATTGATGATATTCTGCACCAGGCTCAACTACTTTTAAACCTAAAACTTTTCCTATATCGTTACCAAATGCTAAAACTTTTGCGTCTGAGCCTGTTGCTTCACTAACAGTTATAACAGGCGGAGAAGTATAGTTTGAACCAGGATTTATAATTCTAATATCTGTAATATCACCATTACCTGTACCACTTTCTTGTACAATTTTATTGCCTGTGTATGCACCACCTCTTACAGTTTCATCTTCTAAAATAATATGGTCTTCGGTTGAATCTTCTGGTGTTAATCCACCATTAACTACTGATACAGCTGCCGTTGCACCACCACCATTTGTATTTGCATTATTAAAAGTTAGTGTATCACCTATTTCATATCCTGTACCTGCGTCATCAATAATAAATTCTGAAATACCGCCGTTACCAATTGCATTAACTTGAATTATAGAACCTGTTCCACCACCTGTTACAATAACATTATCATTTTCAGCACTTAATATTCCGTCATTTGTAATCGTTAAAGTACCAGGTACTCCTGAAGTTGTTGCTTTGATGAATGATGAAGAGTCATCTGAAGCAGTACCTCTTACTTCTTCACCTGTTGTAAAGGTTCCTGTTATTGTATTCTCAGCAACAGTAAATTCTGTTATTTCATTTTCACCAATTTGAAATTTTGATACTGCCTCAACAAAGGCTGTAGCGCCTGAAGTTTGACCAGTAATTGTTCTACCAACTAGTTGTGTTGTATCACCTACTGTAGCAATTGCTCTTAAAATTTTATTAGTTGTCCATTTACCGTCAGAGATACGCAACATATTTTCTCTAGGATAAATTGTTTCTGAAGATAGACCAAATAACATTCTAAAGAATAAAGCATGACCTCTACTTGTGCCCTTTGCTCTATAAACAGATTTTATATTTTTAATTAATTTTCTCTTATCAATTGAATTATCTAAATTTTCTGGAATAGTATTTAAAAATTCATTTCTAAATTTAGTTAAAAAGTTTGAAATAACTTTATCAGGATCCCTAAATTTTAATAAGTCTTGTATTGTGTTTACAGGATTAGGTCTATAATCATTTAGTACACAACTTGCGTTTGATGTTGCACCTATTAAAGTTTCACCATCAATAAATTTATCTTGTGCCGAAATATAAAGCTTGCCATTTGTTAAGTCTTCTTTTAAAATAACGGATGTTGCTTTTGAGGTTTGACCTGTTATAGTTTCTCCTCTAGTAAATTTACCGTAAGTTGTATCTTCGGTAATTATTTTATCACCAGCGTCTAATTGTGTTCTATCTGTATCTATACGAGAAGCGTCTAAAAGTAATACACTATTGTCCGTTGTAATTTCTGATTCTAGTCTTATACCATCTGTTGTTTCAATACTTGTTACAGAAACCTCAGCAGATTCCATAAAAGCATAATATGATTTTAAAAACTCTACAAATTTTGGGTGGTCAGAAAGTACAAATTCAGGTACTTGACTGTTTATGAGATTGGATATTTTATCAGTAAATTTTGCCATCAGATATTATCCTCTAATAACTACTTGATGTCGTATAACCTACACCTGCGTCAGCAGAACCTCCAACGAAAGTGTCTGCTTCAACTGTTATTGTTGAATTAGCTGTATCTATATTTAAGATTTGGTCTCTTACAGGTACAATATCATTTGATTGAGGAGTAACTGTTAACTCAACAACTGTTGAAGCTGCACCTCTAATATTTTCCACTACTGATACATTTAATGAATTGATTGTTACTTGACCTGTTGTATAGTCTATTGTGCCTTGTGTGTTATTTGCATATGTTCTAGTTGAACCTGATAAACTATATCGTCTTACATTACCTTGTCCGTCATCATCTAAAAAGAATATTGTTGATGTATCACCATCTATTTTAAATCCTGTTGAAGTTAATATACCACCAGCAGCTGCGTTGTGTCCAGAGTGTGGATTAAATAATGCGTTTCTAAAGTAAACATCATATCTAGTAGAAACTGTTAATGTTGGAGTAAAATCTTTTCTAATTTTAACAGTTGTAATATTTGATACAATACTTGTATCTGTACTATCAATTAAACCTATAATTTTTGAATATCTGAATACTCCATCAAATTGATTTAATGTATTTGCATTATAACTTGTTAATGTTGTAATTACATTTGACTTGATTGTATCGGCAGTTTTAGAAGTTGTAGCTTCATTAAATTTTACATTTGAAGTTAATAGAACTGTTGTAGTTTCAGGATCCACAATTTCTGGTCTTACTGATACAACATTGTAATTTTTTAATTGTGTTTTAATACTTTCTTTTGTAGATGTAGATAGATTAGAACCTTCGATTGGTTTGATTGCAATTTTCACAACACCATATTGTGGTGTTTCATCATCTTCACCACCCCATGCACTAACTGATTGTGCATTAGCATAAACTGATTTTACAATTGTTTCATAATCTTTTGAGGTAACTGCTCTATCTTGTGCTGTGTATTGTAATGGCGCATTATATCTAATTGAATCTTTTGTTTGTGGTTCTGAACCGTTAGCTGCGTTTGATGTTGTTGTAATTGTTGTATCTGAAAATCCTTCAATATCGCCTGATAAAGTAAATGTACTTGCACCATTAGCTTCTGTTTTATTTGTTACAACATATTCTAATATTATAATATTTCCATCAACAGGTTTTTTACCTAAAACTCCATCACCAAAATAAACTTCAAATCTATCGTCATCACCTTCTTGTAAGAAATATGATTTGGTATTTGAATCTAAACCAGAATAACTATTTGCAATATTGTAAACTTCAGTTGTAGTATCACTTACTGAATTTTGTACTGAAACTTTTAAAGTTGATGTATCTGCATTTGCAGCTGGAATAATAAACTTTTGGTCAACATCATTTGAGTCAACTGTATATTTAAATGTAACTAAAGTACCTTCAAATATATTAACATTATCAAATTGAAAAACACCAGCATTAGGTTGAATTGTGTATGATTGATTTGTTACAAATTGATAAGATTGTCCACTAATTGATGTTGTGTAAACTGTACCTTTATCAATTGTTAATGATGTAGTAGTATTAGGCACATTATTTACCTTTACTGATAAAACTGCGTTAGAAGCTCTACAAGATGTTGGCGTATAACCTAACATCTTTGCTAAAGAAACAATATTTTTTCTTATGTCTGCTGAGTCTAGGTACATTTCGTTTGCTAACATATTAGCATTAAAACCTAGATAGTGTGTATTGTAAGCTAGTGTGTCTAAAAGAATAGAAAAACCAGAACCTTCGAAATCATAATCTTGGAACTCTGATTGACCTTGTAAAAATATTTTTAAATTTGCTTTGACATTATCAAAATCAAAATCTGATACTGTTAATTTGTTGGACGCCATTTACTTACCTAATTCTTTGTAGTGTTGTTGTAACAGAAACAGGATTTGGTAAATTCAACACATAAAAATTTACTACCACATCTATACCGTTTCTATCAGGTTGTTCGTTTACACCTATTGATGAAACATTTGCTCTTGGCTCATAATTAGATAATACTTCTTCAATTTTTCTTCTAATAAAAATACCTGTCATTGGTGTATAGTTTTCAAAAAGTAAATCTCTAACACCACAACCTAATTCTGGATGAAAAGGTCTTTCATATAATTGTGTATTAACTAAATTTCTAACACTTCTTTTTACTGCTTCAACATCTTCAATTTTTACTACATCATTTGTAACAGGATGTCGTGTAAAATTTAAGTCTAGGTCTTTATAAGTCCTGACTGATTTTTTACTTTTATTAGTGTTTAAAGCGTCATAGTTTGCCATATCGGTAATATTTATAATGGTTTTTTAAATTAACCTGAGAAAACATTAGGAGAACCTGCTGCTACACTTGTACAACCAGATATTCCATCACCAACTCTACCACAACCTTTGCCGTTCACAAAAACTGTTGATGAACCACTTGCTATCGGAGCAGAATGAGAAGGACATGGCACACCAGGCAATAAATGTCCTGTATTGTTATCTCCTTGTCGAGATATGCCAATACCATTTGCTCTTACATTTCCTGACCCAGCAGCTCTTGTCATTCCTGAACAATGAGCCACATCTGCGTCACCTATTCTAGTTACCGCTGGCACGATTTAATAACTCCTCTAATTTAGATTGATATGTTGACATTTCTTCATGTTGTTCCTCTGTATGAGGTGGTTCTGGATAATCAGGTTCAAAAGATACTACATGATTAAACGACATTGGTATGTCATCAAAGTTTGTAAACTTTAATACTCTTTTATCTTTAAGAATAGTAAACTTACCAATCATCTATCTAGCCAATTTTGCTTTTAAGGCTAATCTTTGTTTTTCTTGTAAAATTGATTGTCTTAA